AAGCAATAAAATCGCTGAACAATATTGGGAGGTAGAAAAGTATCCAAAAGAACTTTCTAGAATAAAGACTATCTTTGAGTGGAATGAGATGCCTAACGCATTTAAAAACGACTGGGTAGACTACATAGAGGATGAATTTACAAAAAGAGATGAAGGGTTTTGGTTCTATAATAAAGGGGTTCCTACTTATATCACTGGCGCTCACTACATGTACTTGCAGTGGACCAAGATTGATATTGGGCAGCCAGAGTTTAGAGAGGCAAACAGACTATTCTTCTTATTCTGGGAAGCTTGCCAGGCCGACAATAGGTGCTATGGGATGTGCTACCTTAAAAATAGGAGGTCCGGCTTCAGCTTCATGGCAAGCGGAGCAGCGGTTAATTTGGCAACAATATCTTCTGATGCTAGGTTCGGAATACTCTCCAAATCTGGAGCAGACGCTAAGAAATTGTTTACAGACAAGGTGGTACCTATATCAATCAACTATCCATTTTTCTTCAAGCCAATACAAGACGGAATGGACAGACCAAAGACGGAACTTGCGTACCGTGTCCCCGCCTCCAAGCTTACAAGAAAGTCCATCATTCAGGCAACCAATCCCCAAACTGAACTACAGGGACTTGATACGACCATCGACTGGAAGAACACCGGTGATAACTCCTACGACGGTGAAAAGCTCAGGCTTTTAATACACGATGAGAGCGGGAAGTGGCTACCTCCAGATAATATTTTAAATAACTGGCGTGTAGTTAAAACCACTTTACGACTAGGTAGAAGGATTGTTGGAAAATGCATGATGGGATCTACATCAAATGCATTAGATAAGGGTGGAGCAAACTTTAAAAAGTTATACGAGGATTCCGATGTAACAGAGAGAAACGAAAATGGTCAAACTAAAAGCGGAATGTATTCACTTTTCATCCCTATGGAGTGGAACTTTGAAGGCTATATAGATCAGTATGGCCACCCCGTATTTAGAAATTCTGAAAACCCTTCTTTTGATCCTTATGGAGACGTTATACCGGGGGGTGTTATTGATTATTGGGAGAACGAAGTTAGCTCTCTTAAAAATGATCCTGATGCTTTAAACGAATTCTATAGACAATTCCCTAGAACAGAAGGTCATGCCTTTAGAGATGAAGCAAACAATAGCTTGTTTAATCTACAAAGAATATATGAGCAAATAGACTACAACGATGGCATAGAAGGTCAAAGAGCTGTAATGCGTGGAAGCTTCTCTTGGAGAAACGGAAAGAAGGATACTGAGGTTATATGGACTCCAGACAATAGAGGGAGGTTCTTTGTGTCTTGGTTGCCTAAGCCTGAACTTAGAAATAGAGTTGTAATGAACAATGGGGTAAAATCTCCAGGTAACGAACACATTGGAGCATTCGGATGTGATAGTTATGATATATCAGGTACTGTAGGTGGTGGAGGATCTAATGGTGCTTTACATGGGGTTACTAAGTTAAACTTTGAAGGACCGTCTAATATGTTCTTTTTAGAGTACATATCAAGACCACAGACTGCCGAGTTATTCTATGAAGATGTTTTAATGGCTATGGTATTTTACGGAATGCCAATATTGGTTGAGAATAACAAACCTAGGCTTTTGTATCACTTAAAGAACAGAGGCTATAGGAAGTGGAGCATAAATAGACCAGACAAACACAAAAACGACTTATCTAAAGCCGAAAAAGAACTAGGTGGTATACCATCTTCTACTGCTGTTATATCAATACACGCAGAAGCTATTGAGTCATACATAGAGCAGAATGTAGGATATACAGAACAAGGGTCTGGAAACATGTACTTTAACAGAACTTTGCTAGATTGGGCGAACTATGATATAGCAAAGCGGACTAAGTTTGATGCCACTGTTTCCTCGGGTTTAGCGCTTATGGCGAACCAAAAGTACCTAGTTAAGCCAGAGAAAACCAATAAAATAATAAATGTTAACTTTGCAAAGTATAATAATAACGGTTTAGTTAGCTCAATACTTAAGTAACAATATGGATAAATCTCCAGTGAATTACGCCATTGGATTCCCCGATCAGCTTGCACCTGATTCAACCAAAGCATCAAGAGACTATGGTCTCATTGTTGGTAGGGCAATAGAATCAGAATGGTTTAGAAAAGAAAGCGGGACTTCAAGGTTTTATAACAACCGTGATACCTATCATAAATTAAGAACTTACGCCATGGGTGAGCAGTCTGTACAGAAGTACAAGAACGAGCTTTCTATCAATGGTGATATATCATACCTAAACTTAGACTGGACTCCTGTTCCTATTATACCGAAGTTTGTTGACATTGTAGTTAATGGAATGTCTAATAGATTGTTTGATGTTAAGGCGGAGGCTGTTGATTCGGTTTCCACTGAGAAAAAAGCTTTATACAAAAACAAGATAGAGGCTCAGATGGTGAACAGGGAGGGTTATGAAAAAATATCCTCTGTTGTGGGTAAGTCTGCTTTTTCTATGGATGCGGATTTGCTTCCTATGAATCAAGATGAATTGGATCTTCATATGATGATAGATTACAAGGATGACATCGAGATAGCGGAAGAGAAGGCTGTAACGACTGTAATGAATCAAAACAACTATGAGCTTATAAAAAGACAAATAGACGAAGATGCTACGGTTCTTGGAATATCAGCTCTAAAGCATTCATTCAATACTCACGAAGGAATTAAGGTTGAGTATGTTGACCCAGCAAACTTGATATGGTCTCCAACGGAGGACCCACAGTTTGAGGACTGTTATTACTTTGGAGAGGTTAAAAACGTAAACATTACTGAATTAAAAAAGATAGATCCTTCTCTTTCACAAGAAGACATCAAAGAAATATCCAAAATGTCTAGCAAGTGGGATGCGTATCAAGGCATTAGAGGTGGATACCAAGTAGACAACTTTGATCATAATACAGCTACATTGCTATATTTCTGTTATAAAACAGATAAGAACATTGTATATAAAAAGAAAGTTACAGCATCTGGTGGTGATAAGGTTATAAAGAAAGATGATTCTTTTAATCCTCCACAAGAAGAAGAGTCTAGATTCGAAAAACTATCTAAGAGAATTGATGTTTGGTATGAAGGAGTTCTCGTTCTGGGAACAAACCACTTACTAAAGTGGGAGGTAATGAAGAATATGGTGAGACCAAAATCAGCTATAGAGAGAGTTTATGCTCCATTTGCTGTTTCAGCTCCTAGAATGTATAGAGGCCAGATTGATTCATTAGTCAAGAGAATGATTCCTTTTGCTGATCAGATACAATTATTACATTTAAAATTACAGCAGGTCACCTCTAAGATGATGCCTGATGGTGTTTATATGGATATTGATGGTCTCTCATCTATTAATTTAGGTAACGGAGCGTCTTATACGCCACAAGAAGCGCTTAACATGTATTTCCAAACAGGATCTGTTATAGGTAGGTCTTATAATGAAGAAGGAGAATTTAATCACGGCAAGGTCCCAATACAAGAGTTAACAAGCTCTGGTGCTAATTCTAAGATTTCTTCTCTTATAAATATGTATAACTACAATCTTGGCATGATCAGGTCTGTAACTGGGCTTAATGAGGCTAGAGATGGTAGTACCCCAGACCCCACGGCTCTTGTTGGAGTTCAAAAGATGGCTGCGTTAAATTCTAATACAGCAACAAGACACGTGTTGAAAGCTGGATTGTTTTTAACACAAAGAATTGCCGAATGCATAAGCTATAGGATTTCTGATGTTTTGGAGTATTCTGACATGAAAGAAGATTTTGTAAAGAATATTGGGAGGCACAGCGTGGATATTTTAGAAGAGATAAAAGATTTGCATCTTCATGACTTTGGAATATTTATAGAGCTTCATCCAGATGAGGAGGAGAGAAATATGCTTGAGCAAAACATACAGACTTCACTTAGCGCCGGCAAGATTGATATAGATGATGCTATTGATATTAGAGGTGTTAAGAATGTTAAGATAGCGTCTCAACTTTTGAAGGTTAGAAAGAAAAGAAAAGAGAAGCTAGATCAACAGAGACAACAGGAGAATATTGCATTGCAAGCTGAGGCAAACCAACAAGCTTCTCAAGTTGCGGAACAAGGTAAGCAACAAACAATAATGGCTAAAGGAGAGGTTGAGGCTAAGATAATTCAAATGAAATCTCAGTTTGAGGTGGAGAGAATGCAGCAAGAGTTTGAGCTTAAAGCTAGACTTATACAGCTTCAAAAATCAATTGAGGGTGATATGAAAAGCTCTGAGATTCAATCTATGCTAGATAGGGAGAAATACAAGGAAGATAGAAAAGACGACAGAACTGCTAAGCAGGCGTCTCAACAATCAAAATTAATACAGCAAAGAAACCAAGACTTAGATCCAATCGACTTTGACGGCAGAGACTCATTAGGTTCTGGCATTGAGGGAATGATAGGGTTATAATAATCTTTGTATCTTTGCGCTAAATTAAATTTAATTATATGGAATGGACTCTAAAAGAGTTGGATGCTAATGGCAATCCAATCGAACCAAAGGCTGTAGAGCAAGCTGAAGAGCAACAAGAGGTTGTAGAGCAGGTTGAAGAGCAGCAAGAAGCTGTGGAACAGCAACAAGAAGTTGTAGAACAGTCACAAGAGGAGGTAGAAATGGTTTCTGAGCAAGAGACAGATGAACCTCAACAATTTGAGTTAGACGACAGCAGTATACTGTCTTACTTAAAAGAAAGACATAGTTTAGAGCTTAGCTCTATAGACGATCTTAAACAAACTGAAAAACAAGAGCTATCTGAAGATGTAGAAAAGTTCTTGCAGTACAAAAAAGAAACAGGTCGTGGTTTCGATGATTTTGTCAATCTACAAAAGGATTGGACTAAAGTTGACGATTTTTCTGTTCTAAAGGAGTACTACAAGGAAACTAAGCCACATCTTGACGACGAAGACATTAGTCATATTTTATCAGAAGATTTTTCTTACGATGAAAGTATTGATGAGGTGTCTGACATTAGAAAGAAAAAGATAGCATACAAAGAAGAACTATACAAAGCTAGAAACCACTTTGATGGTATGAAGGAAAAGTACAAGGCGCCGCTTGAGTCAAGTAGCACTTCTATTCCTGAAGATTACAAAGAGGCTTTTAACTTCTATAGCGAATACAAGGAGAGATCCGAGCAAGAGAAGCAAATCCAACAAAGGAATGCTAGTACCTTTAAGGAGAAGACTGAAAGCTTATTCAATCAAGAGTTCAAAGGTTTTGAATTTAATTTGGGAGATAAGAAGCAAGTGTTCAAGCCAGGAGATGTAAATGCTGTTAAAAATGAACAATTAGATATTTCTAATTTCTTTAACAAGCATATTGATCAAGACGGAACCGTAAAGGATGCAACAAGCTACCACAAGGCTCTTTTTGCTGCCAACAATGTTGATGCGTTAGCCAAGCACTTTTACGAGCAAGGCGTTGCGGATGCGACTGGTGGTTTAGTGAAGGAGACTAAAAACATAGACATGTCTGTTAGAGATAACAAGACTGTTGATGTTAAAGGGACTAAGTTTAGGGTTGTTGACTCAAGTGAAGATTTCTCGTTTAAAATTAAAAAACGATAAAAAAACAAACAAATGAGTGTATCAATTTCCGGAGTACAAGGATCATTAATTCCTGCTCCATCAAAATCAACATTATCAAGTAACTACTTGGGATCTGACATCGAGTTCACTTCTCAGTACTTGCCAGACGTTTACGAAAAAGAATTTGAAAAATACGGAAACAGATCTGTATCTTCTTTTTTAAGAATGGTCGGAGCTGAAATGCCTTTCGCTTCTGACGTAATTCAATGGGCAGAGCAAGGACGTTTACATTTAGCTGTAACTGGTGCAACCAGATCTGCTGATGTAATTACTTATGCTCATCCAACAGATTCATCTATTAAACACCCATTCCGTGTTAACCAAACAGTAGTTATTACTGATGGTGACGGAACACAAGAGAAAGCTTTAATTACTGGCGTAACTGCTGATACTTTCACAGTTGCTTCTTACGAGAATGCTAACTTGGCT